CGCCAAGTCCGCCGCCTGGTCCGCTGAGTTTGAAAAAATTCTTAGTAAAATCGAAAAACGAGCTGTTGGCAGAATGCAGAAACTACCGAGACGCCCTTTCGGGGCAACTAGATTATTATAAAAGTACAACAGATTGTTCTATGTGTGGGGCCGCAACGGCGGTACAAATTAGATCCACCATGATTAGCGAATTGGAGGTGAGATTGTTCCGGGTAACCAAACTGTTCGCGGGACGCACTGGCTGCAATTCAAAAGTTTTTAGATTAAAATGGTACAGATAAACATAAGCGCAGATCAGCGATAACAGTTAGGTCAAGTCGAAACCACTACAACTAAGAAGTTGAGGATGATATGCGCCCCTAAGGCTGGAGGAACTGGATGGTAAATTGAGGTGGGTGCAGTTGCAGTCTTCTGAGGCCCTATAGTAAAGGGCTTTAAGGAGTTTCAAATGGGAAAAGTCCGAAGGAGGTTCACGGTAGGATTCAAGCAACAGGTGGTGGAAGAAGTTGATGAAAGCACGCGATGGTTCTTTGAACGAGAAGCCTTCGAGTGTTGAGATTGTGCTGCGTGCCGAGAACGAAAAACTGAAGGCGAAGGTTGGCGAGCTGACGATGGTGGTCGACGTGCTAAAAAAAATGGAGGACTACGGACGGCAGCCTCTATTGCCTCTCCCTCTTTGCATCGCACATCTTAAAACTCGTTACGGTTAGATAACGAATTACGCAAAATTGGTTTTGTTTTTTTACAAATATTGCAAGCCTTTTTTTTGAAAAACTTGACGTGGCTAGGTAGTGGGTTGTAGAGTTAAAAACTACTGGGGGTAAAAGTGAATAAGTCAAGCTCAAAATTAGAATTTAAAATTAGCCCGATTCGAGGCTCTACGTTCAAGCTCCCCGTGAGAATGACCGAGGGTTCGGTCGGGTTTGATCTTTTCTCAGCCTCGCAACATCGTATTTGCATTTTAAGCGGCGAGGTAAAGCTCGTCCCTTGTGGGTTTTCCATCGAGATTCCAATAGGTTACGAGGGGCAAATTAGGCCCCGATCAGGGTTGGCCCTCCAAAACTCCATGGGGGTTTTGAATTCACCCGGAACGATTGACGCCGACTACAGAGGCGAAGTCGGGGTGGTAATGATTAATCACGGGATTGCGCCCTTTAATGTTTTTGTGGGCGATCGCATTGCACAAATAGTATTTGCACGAGTTTCTTTTCCCGAATTAAAAGTTGCCAATGTTTTAAGCGAAACCGCTCGGGAAGGTGGTTTTGGTAGCACGGGATTGAAGGCCGCCTAGGCCTGAACGGGTGAGAGCGTGGGGACGCTCGGTCGAGGGAATTATTTTAATAATAAATGGCAGTACAACTTACGATCCACGGGCAATGCCCCAGCGGGAAAAACGCTGTGATGATTACTCGAACTGGGCGGAGGTTTCCTCAAAAGAGGTTCACCACCTGGCGAGAGTTGGCGATGGCCGAAATACGGCCGCAGTTGCAAAAACAGAGTTTCTCTAATTCTTTTGCATTACCAGTGGACGTAGAAATAAATTATTGGACAGGTGATCGTCGCCGAAGAGACGCACCAGGAATCATTGATGCTCTATGGCACCTTTTGGAGAAGTGCGGAGTTGTGTCCGATGACGCACACTTAGGCGGTTTTGAGCGATCAATTGTGTATAAGAATTGCGGTTTAGACAAAGCGAATCCTAGAGTCGAAATAACTATTGCTTGATGTGACGTGAAATCACGTCTCACAAGAAAGGCGGAATTGTGTTTGCACTCAAAAACGACAGATGCCGGGATCGGGATTCTCGTGAGGGTCTTATTGCGGCGGTGAATGCGGAGCATGTTCGTCTTTCTAACTCGGATCGTCGGCTATGGATGAGCGTTATTTTCCAAGCAATCGATGACTTGGATAGTACGGACGTCGAGCTGCGCCAAGAAGCTATTAACTTTTTATCGGGAAAAGATGATGCGCTAGCCGACATCTGTGACGCCAGCGGGCTTAATGCCCAGGCCATTAAAACCACTTTCTCTACTCTCGGCATACCGGGCCTAAAGGCTCTCTATATGACCGCCAAGAAACATATTGAGGATTACCGTCTGGACGACAGCGTCGAGCAGGACGGTCCGGAGGTTTTGGATGCTGCCTGACTACTTAAGCCTGGGAAAGCTAACCCGGCAAGCGTTTACCTCCCTGCCCTCTTTCCGGTTTCGGGATAAAGACGCCACAACTCACAACGCTAGCGACGCAACGAAATGCGGAAGGCAGCTAACCTACAAAGCCCTCAAGACAAAAGAATCGAATCCCACAGACTTTTTGGGGATGGTTCGGATGCGCTTTGGCTCTTGGATTGAGCAGGGCCTTAAGCACGACGTTTTTTCAAGGATCGGAGTTTTTGGATGCTTTTCTCTTTCTACTCAAGGCGACGCCGGAGAACACGGAACTTTCTACGGGACCTCTTGGCATGGTTATCGAGATTTCGACCTTGGCTTCAAGCAGCTCGAAGGGAAGATCAAGCCTGTTATTGTTGAATTAAAGACTAAGGTCGGCTACGGCGCACAGGTTACTATCAAGGAAACTGCTTGGAGTAAAAATTACAAAACTCCCACCCCGGATACCGAGTGGGGTTACTCGCAACAGCTAGCGTTGTACCTGCGAGACGCTTATCTAAAAACAAAAGACAATCCTAATTTCACAAACCCGATCACCGACGGAATTCTACTGCAATTTCTCTACGCTGATGGGCTTGCGTGCTTGGTTGAGTATTTCTTCGAGTACGACCCAGAAGAAGACACGGCAACGTGTTACCGCGTGCATTGCGCGGAGTATCCGGAAGTTGACGCAAATATTAACCTCAAAATTAAACTCAAAGATATTGCCGATCGGTGGAATTCCCAAGACCGGTATTTAGCTAAGAAAGAGCTGGCTCCGCCAGACTACGAGAGAAAATACGCCGTCGATGATCCACGAATAGAGGATGCAACTAAGAAGGACCTGGGGCTTGCAGTTAAGAACCAGCTCTTAATTGGGGATATAAAATGTAAATACTGCGCTTACAAGAACAAGTGCGCCGAGGATTTAGGGATTCCCCCCCAGTATACCAACGAAGAAATAATCGCTCTAAAGAAGGTTTTGAAAAACTTATGAGTGAAATCGTTTCCATACAAAAGCTAGTTAGCGAAACTCTAAAATTAGAGTTGGAGCTACGCGATGACCGCTCTTGGACGCTATTTATTGGTGATTACTATTTTCATTATCCCGAGAACCAAACCCTCTCGTCAGTGTTCGAGAGTATTAAGCGCACGCTTAAGGAGGTCACGGCTGAGACCTACAGGCAGGCCGAAGAGTTTTACGAAAAATCAATAGCGGACAACCGCCAGCAACTAAACTGAAAGGGACAGACGATGGGATTCAATAACAAACCTAAAAGCATTGGCTCCGGGTATTTAAATATAAAAGAAGGCTCCAAGGGTTCCGAGAAGAAGAAGCTTCGCGCCTGTTTCGATTGGATGAAAGACGCGGGTGTCCGGTTTTCTATAACGATTAGCCAGGAACGCATTGACGAGTGCGCCGTCAATAATGGCGGTTATTACAAGCTGACCGGATTTATGAACGGGTTTAGAAAAGACGAGAAATCTCCTGATATCGTGGTTTACCCAGTGTCGTCTGATTACGCCAAAAGAGGCAGCGATAGGGAGGAAGATGATGAAAAGCCAGCGAAGCGCCAAAAGGTTGCGGGCAAGACAAAAGACCCCGAGGACGACAAGGACAGCGAAGAAGATGATGAAAAGCCAGCGAAGCGCCAAAAGGTTGTGGGCAAGACAAAAGACCCCGAGGACGACAAGGACAGCGAAGAAGTTGAGGACGAGGAAGACGATGACGGTCTACCGTTCTAGCAGTAACTCCTAAAGGTTTTTATGTCCAAAGAGATCGTTAGCCATTTTGCGAAAGCATATTCCGAAAAGATGGGGGAGTCTTACATTGTCTCATGGGGTCGAGACGTTAAGATATTCTCGGAGCTTCAAAAGAGCCTCCCAATTACCGAGATTAAAGCGCTTATCGACCACTATTTCACCATGCCAGAGAAGCGCTTCTCCCCCGTTTTTTTTCGCAACATGATTAATGATTTGCGGCAGCTGGTCGCAGCACACAAGCCCCGAAAGAAGTTAATCAACCCGGATGCCGATAGGTTTCAATAAATGTGCTTGAACAATATCACGTTGGAAAAGATTGGGACAAGTTTGTCAAATATCTCAAGAATGAATCCCGTGGGCTCACCACCGGCTATGGGGAGATTGACCGAGCTATCATAGGTTTGCCCGGGTATGTCACGGTTATGGGCGAGCCCAAGTGTTTCAAAAGCACCTTCGTGATGCGAACCATGATGGAGAAGGCTCTAGCGGGCCACCCAGTTATCCTTATTGATAGAGAAAACGGGAGGCAGCGGATTCGTAAAAGAATGATTTGCTACCTGGCGGAACTAAGTGACGGGGTGGTGAAATCGCAGAATTTCCGTGGAGACGAAGAAGAGAAATATAAAGAGGCTGAGCGCGTGTTTACCAAGCTGCCAATTTACATCATCGAGGATCATCAGGAACTAGAAGACCTAGAAAGTATAATCAAAGAAGCGGGTCATCTTTACAAAAAGCATGTTCTTCTCGTTGTGGATTCCTTGCAGAGTTTGGTTACTGATTTTAAAGATCGACGAGCTTCCGTCGACTACTGGGTGTTTGCTTTCAATGATTTGAAGAAGAAATACGAGGGCTGGCTCACCCTAGTTTGCATTAGCGAAAAAAATAGGCAGGTTTACGGGATGGGTTCAAGGGCCGGCGGAAAAGAATCGGGCGGTATCGAATACAAATCTGAAATGGTTTTCGACCTGTACCCAAACAAAGAGGGAAACGCAGTTATTGTTGAGTGTGTTTACAACCGGGACGGAGACACGGGGGTCTTAACCTCCCTTAGAGTTTCCCATCCTTACACGTACCGACTTGAGGAATCCGACAGTGTTCCTGAATAGAGAATACACCCATCTAGAAGATTGTTCTGATTTTGAAATACCCAAGGGGGCAAAGTCAGTTGCGGTTGATGTCGAGGCGACGGGGTTAAACCCTCGCCGGGATCGGATCGTGGGCCTCTCTTTCGCTTTTGACCGCTCCCGCGCTTATTATGTGAGCGACATTCCGAAAAACCAAGATTTCATTAGATCCTTGTTGGGCAATAAAAATCTTAGAAAAGTATTTCACAACGCGGTTTATGACGTAAGTATGTTAGAAGCCGCCGGTTTTAAAACACACGGTGTGATTATTTGCACAATGATTTTAGCCCACCGCTATAATCCCGACCTTCCTAGCCTCGGGCTTAAAGCGTTAGCCGAGGAGAATTTCGGCCCTGATGCGGTCAAGCAAGCTAAAAAAATGGCTGCCTGGTTGGCGGATAGTAACCTCCCCAGAGAGGGAATTGCCCAAGCCCCCACTAGTATTTTGATTCCTTATTCCTGTGAGGACACGCTTAACGCCGTTGATTTAGCTAACCTGTATACGCAAAAACATTTAGCTCTCCGTGCCTGGCTTGCTAAGCGTGGCTACAAGAAATCACCATACGATTATTATTTTGAGGAAGACGCCCCCATTATTCCGGTTGTCGTTGAGATGCAACGACTGGGGGTTAAGATCGATCTTGAAAAGACGGCTATTAAGGAAGCGGAGTTAACGGCTCGAATTAGGGTTCTAACCGAGGGGTTGCGGCAAACTAGCCGCGAGCAGGTGGAGCAGACAACCGCCATTCTCTACAAGCAAAAGGTCGAGAATAAGCTTGCGAAGAGCAAGACCGGGAAATTAAAGAAGCCCCCACCCCCAATTGTGTTTAACTGGGCCTCTTCAGACCATTTGCGGGTGCTCTTCTTTCAAGTATTGGGCGAGAAAAAACAGAAGACTACAAAGAAGGGCAATAGCTCGGTTGATGCTGAGGTCTTGCTTAGCTTCGCTAAGAAGTATCCCTGGCTGAATATGCTTTTGGAAATTCGGGAGCTGTCAAAACTGACGAGCACCTATTTGAAAAGCATGTTCGCCATTCAAGAAGGCGGTGTCGTGCATGCCAATTTTAACATTACCGGAACCCGCACCGGGCGTTTTTCAAGCAACAATCCAAACCTTCAAAACCTGCCCAAGCACGGAGGTATTAAGGACCTATTTGTCCCAAGAGCTGGGTGTGTCTTCGTGGAGGCTGATTATTCACAGTTGGAGTTACGAATTGCCGCCCACCTATCTCAGGATTCGTTACTCCTTCGCGTCTTTCAAGAGGGATTAGACCTCCATCAAATCACCGCCGACGCCCTTAATATCACCCGAGACGAGGGCAAGACAATAAACTTCGCAATAATGTATGGAGCCCGGGGGTGGAGAGTTGCTTCCATTCTTGGTTACATGGCCGGGATATCCGACGACGATAAGAACGCCCTGAATGTTCAAGCTCGCCGTGGCGACAAGGTTGTTGATAAGCTGTTTTCTAAATACGGGGGCCTAAAAACTTACATCGACGAAACCGAAAGCCAACAACACAAATATCTCATGAGCCTGTCGGAGTTTGGTTTCATGCGGCGATTCCCCGATCTGCGCCTAGGTTCCGGCAAACACTATAGCCACGCTCGAAAGGCCGCTGGCAACCTGCCGATCCAAAGTTTTGGCATCAGTCTAATTAAGAGGGTTATGCGGGAGTTTCACCACCTAGGTTTTAGCATCGTTAATCAAGTCCACGATAGTTTGATTTTCGAAATCAAAGACTCTGAATTAGCCACGCGACTTCCCGTGATTAAACAAACCATGGAGAATATTTACAAACTAAGCGTTCCTCTCAAGGCGGATTTTAAGATTAAATCTTCGTTTCAAACGGTTGTTAAAAATGAAGTGGCACAAATGGCGGCTTAATATGTCGGGAGTGGCTCTTGGGTATGTGGCGGTGCAAATAACGGTGGTTATCTTTGCCTTCATGGGTGGTCGAATGGGTATAGCGTGGGCAACGCTCTTTTGGTCGATTGGTAATCTGGTGGCCTATTTTGTAAGGTGAATCATGACTCACAAATACCTTTTGATCTTTTAAATTATCGGGGAGTTTGGGTTCTGGTTGCTAGCGACCATAAGGGAAGGACCCAGTAATGGGGCACTTGGGTTTTTATATTTAAGTAGGACTATTATGAAAATAAAAATGACTAGTAAAGAGTTGGATATTTTAACTGAGTTTATTCCCGAAGCTACGTTTCTTGCTGGGGACCCTAATTACGACTGCGAGGATGGCGTGATGGAGTTTAAGTGCCACAACATTTGGTGCAGGGGTACAGTCGATCACGACGGGGACGAGTGTCTACTTTGCGAGAAATTGCACGACGAGGTGGGACGAGAAGATGACGAGGGGGAAGAATAATGACCCAACCCAAGTCCATGATAAATCCAACTCTTCAGAAAACTTTAAATATTCAAAAGAATAGGGAGGAAGAATGAAATTCTTCTCGCGACTAGCAACCTGGATTGCCAACATTCAACACTCCCTGGAACTTTACTTCCTTACCTACAGCACGAGGTACTCCCCAAAATCATACCTGTTAGGAATCCTACTCCACAAAACAAATTGTGCCAGATGCAGTACGAAGGAGCCGACTCCCAGATCGGCGTCCCATCATGCACGATCACGGGGACTACTCCGTTGGGGTTGAGCTTGAGGAATTCCGACTTATGGGTATCGCCCGCTTGGATGTCGAGCTTCACGCGCTCGCAGGGGATGCCGAGCTCGGCGAGAACAGCTTCGGTGAGGCTCGCGGTGGCAATGGATACCCAAAGTCACAGTCGAAAAATACAAGTGGGATAATAAGATTACGGGCTGGGACTTTTCTGTAGACTGGCTTTGTTTTGGATTCACGGCGGCTAATCCCTAATGGATATTACACTTTGCACAAATAAGAAGTGCCCCAAGCGCGAGGACTGCTTCAGATTTAAGGCTGTGTCCACAAGCGAGTGGCAATCCTATGCTCGATTCGAGCCCGCCGAGGATGGGAATTGTGCCTTCCAAATGCCCCTTCCAAGCGTGCCAAATGAAAGAACCTCTAATTTCGGTCAAGGATTTTTGTGAATTAAAATTGGTAAAAATCAAGCCAACTTTCTTGCATGAGTTGATAAATAAGTTTCCCCCCACGCAGATTCGTCGTTATTGGTTAGGGCGCAAGAAGCTCGTTGTTGCATCTGAGCTTTACCAGGATTTGAAAACCGTGGGCTTCATGGAAGCCAAGAGGAGCTAGCGAAATGGCGATCAAAGTTAAGGTTCCCTACGATAAAAAACGGAAGAGGTTTTATGTCGATTATTACACGCAAGGTATCCGCAAACGAAAGTTTTTTAGATTTGAAAATCCCGCTATCGATTTTAAACGGGAACAGCTTTGCAGGAAAGAAACTCCTAATTATATTTCTCGCCGAACTTTTGAAGAGGCTTGCGACCTCTTCTCCCAAACGTACCTCCAGGGTAAATCAAAAAACTACGCAAACAAAGAGCCCCGAAGACTCAAACACCTCGTCTCTTTCGGCTTTGCGGGCCGTTTATTATGCGACATTACTCCGGGGGACATTATTGAATTCCGCTCTAAGCGACTTGCGGGATTTAAAGGACCTCAAGCCTCAGCCCACCCCGCTAGCGAAAAGACGGTTAACAACGATCTTGCAATCTTGGGGTCGCTTTTTGATTGGGCGATTAAAAACAAAATGGCGGAAAGCAACCCAACCAAAGGTCTCCTCATTAGTCACCCTCGGCCGAGGCGAATTCGTAAAGCACGCTCGCCAGACCAAATACAGGCAGTTATCCAAGAACTCTGTCCCTGTCACAAAGACGAAATTCTGCTCATCGCAAACACCGGGCTTAGAAAAGGGGAAATGGAACAGCTCTGTTACCCCGATCATTTCGACTTCGAAAACCACGTCATCGATTTCCGTTGGCAAGAAGGCGTTGAAATCAAGGGCAAAGCGGACCGCCTAATTCCCATGAACGATTGGGTTGAGAGGTACGCTAGGCGTTTGCAACCCGGGCCAGCCTTCGGCGGAGTTTACTACACCCTCTACTGGCACTTCAAACATGCGTGTAAGCGCGCAGGGGTGGATATGACCATTCACGAACTTCGACATACGTATTGCACCGAGCTTCAAAACTCGGGAGTTGACCCCAAAACCACAATGAAGATCATGGGGCATAAAGACATGAAAACGACCTTGCTCTACAGCCACACCGAGAAAAATCGGCTAGCTGCCGTCCGAAACGCTGTCACGTTTCAGTGCCATGAAAACGATATGAAACAGGATGATGCGAATGATACCGTACAGGATGGGTTATCAAATCTCGTTAGTTTTCAAAGAAACGAAGAAAATCATGCTAAGAATAAAGTGCCGCGGGGGGGATTCGAACCCTCGCGCAACTCTCCGACACTAGCAGAAGCGCACAGTATTTTTTCTAGTGGTCACGTTTTAGTGACGCCACCCGAGGAAGCCTTTCTTCGCTCACTCGAAGAGGAGGTGACTCATGCGGGTATGTAACTTTCTTTTGGGCGCCTGCTACCTCTCTGTCTTCCCCTTAGTTTTTCTTCGCCTAATCCGCGTCATTGAGTGGCCTACGTTCTGGCTCCTTTTCCCGACGTTGCTAGCAACCGCCGGCGTCCTTGTTATCGCCGCGATCATTCTTTTCGTTGGGAGGGATTATCATGATTGATTCCCCCGGCCTAACCCTTGCCGGAACTGGTGGGACCAAGCACAAGGTAGGCAAACCACCCCTAGACCTGCTGTCCAGCCACGCCCTCCTTGAAATGGCAAAAGTCATGGGCTGGGGGATAACGGAAAAGATTCCCACCTACGCCCCCCACAACTGGCGAAAAGGTGTTCCCTGGTCTGACCTCTACGCTGCCACGCTGCGGCATTTGTTGTCCTGGAACTCTCGGGAAGACAACGCCAGCGATTCCAACCTCCCGCACCTGGCACACGCCCTCTGCAACCTAATGATGCTCATGGAGTACGCCGAAACTCATCCGGAACTCGACGACCGTTACAAAAAAGGAAATCATCAATGAAGCAGCCTAGAAAACCAAAAATCCTCATCTACGATCTAGAATTCTGCGCCACCCAAACCTTTAAGGGGGACCTCCGCATTGACCCAGGCTTTATTTTCTGTTTTGGCTATAAAGAACTGGGGTCCCCCAGGGCTAAAACTATCAGCATATTGGACTATCCTGGGCGTACCAGTATCGACGATTCTAACCTTGTTCGCGAGATTGGAAAGATCCTCCAGGATGTCGACCTGCACGTCTTTCAGTTTGGCAAACGATGCGATTTTAAATTCATCCAAACCAAGCTCCTGAAACACGGCTTCCCTCTCCTTAGCAACAAATACACCGCCTTCGATACTTGTGAGTACGCCAGGCGTTACCTGGGCCTTAAGTCCAACAGCCTCGCGGCGCTCGCCACGTTCTTTAATCTCGATGAAAGCAAGATGCATCTCCCGGCGGATACTTGGCTTTTGGCTAACGCGGGGAACGAGCTTGCCATCCGAAGGATCGCCAGGCGTTGCGAATCCGACGTTCGGATAACCGAAGAGATTTACCTACGTTTGCGACCTCTAGTGACAGACCACCCCCCTATTCACTCAATCTCAACCCTTGAAGAGCTAGGCGTAGCCGAGCGCCCTAAGCTCTGCCAATGTTGTGGTGAAGTAGGAAGCTTCTCAGCTCAAGGACCACGACCGCTCAAAACTAAGATTATGCAGCAATGGAAGTGCCGTCGTTGCGGCGCTTGGGTGAGTACGGAGCTTAAGGTCCCTAAACCCGAAAAGGTCAAGAAGGCGGCATAAATGAAGCTGGCAGAAAAATATCTGCTCGGCTTCGCGGAAACCGTTGCCCGGGAACTGGTGAGTTACGGGCGGATCAAGAAGCCCCTTCGTTCCTTTAAGGTGATGCACAGGGGCGACAAGTGCCACGACTATTATTGGGGGTGGTGCGACGATCTGGGAAATATTCGCATCCGCCTCAAAACCCCCAAGCTAGGACGCCTAGTCACCATGAGAGAGCTAGTCCTGTTGGTTTGCCATGAGGTGGCTCACCTAGTCCCTGACGTTAAATATCACGGTGACGCCTGGCGATCAATGTACGACAAACTAAAACAATACGCGGTTCGGAGGTATCTATGACCGAGGAAGAACTTAAAGCAGTATGGAAGGACTTCTGGGAAGAGCATAAGAGTGTGGATATTTTCTCCCGGTTTTATGACGGGGCTAACAAGCTGTATCAAATGCTTCTGAAGCGCGTCGGCGGATCGGACACTGGCGGGCCTAACCCCCTCAAGGGTCCAAGAAAGGCTGCGTGACTAATGTCGGTACGCACCATCTTCATTGATGTCGATCTCACCCTAATCAACGCAGACAACGAGCTTCTCCCCGGAGCCCGTAAGGGCCTTGAGTGGTTGAAAAACAGCAAGGGGTACAAGCTAGTTTGCTGGAGCGCTGGCGGAGAGGAGTACGCCCGGCGAATACTCAAAATGCACGCGCTAACCGGCTACTTCGACGCCATCCTCGACAAGCCGGATATAGTCATCGACGATAGCCCTGATCGCATCATAGGTTCTTACAACATAGTTAAAGTATGGGATTACAAATTCTGGGAGGGTCTTAAAGACAACATCTTTAGAAAAAACACAGCGAATTGGACCGAGCCGCTTGACACCGATGCCGTTGGGTTTTGTGTTGACTCCAAAGAGGAAGACGGTCCCGAGGATGTTGGTGGTTCTACAGTTGATCTCCCGGACCCACCCTTTGTTTACAGCGCCGAAGCAGACGCTAAATTCATCAATAGTTTACGCTAAGGAGGCCTCATGGAATACGCAGTACAGGCCATCAATATATTTACGTGCCTAGTTTGGGGAATCTTCTTTGGGGTTCTTGTAATTGCAATTGTCACGGGTATCTTTCGACCGAAACATTAGGGTGGCTTAGATGAGAAAATGTGATTTCACTCACTACGAAGAAACCCTAGCCCAGGCCGAGCAGTACGTTCGCGACTCGGAGAAGCTCAGTCTGGAAGCCCTTGTCCGGGGGTGGGACACGGATAGACAGAAAGAGGTTGAGCGTTCCGCCAAGCACTATTTGGCTTGGTTGAAGGAGATAGAAGACTAGCAAATAGACAAGTTGTCAGTAGGTTTGTCTAATACTACGTATACACAAGGTATATACATATTCTATTACCCGTATAGTCAATAGAACCAGACAATAAAAAAGCCCCCAAGAGTTTAATCGCTCAAGGGGGCTTTCTTTATTTAATTGTATTGTTAGCTAGATAGCTACGTGGAGCGCGGGTACCTAGGCCACCAGGCCTAGAGTCCGCCCAGAGCTAAGTAGTGATAGACCTTAGCGTTTACGTTGGCACCCGCGGCAATGGAGACGCCGGTTGCCGAGAAGGTGAGGTTAGTCGCCGAGGTTTGAGTACCCGCAGCGGCGATATTCAAGTTGACGTTGGTCAACATTGAATCGGTTTTCTCGTCCACGATTCGGTCGGTGATATTGATGAGTTTGAAATAACGGGGGTTGAAGCCAAGAACAAGAGCCTTAGCAATCCCGTCTCCGGTGTAAGTACCGGTTTCTGCCTCGTACACTTTAGGCATGGTTATTCTCCTTAGATGTTTGTGTTTTGGCGCTTACTTGTAAGCGACCCAGTAGAGTGCGTCTGATGTGGTGTTTAGTGCTGCGTTGGTGCCAATGGTAAACCCATTGAACGTTGGGGTGATTCCACCCGAGGTTGCGAATGAAGCATCCGCGGTACCTGCGCCGGTATCGTCGAAGATGAGAGCTTCATCGTCCAACATACCAGCACACCAATAACCGACACCGAGACCGGTGCGATTATAGATGGTTACTTCCATCGGCTTGAAACCCGTCAGACAGGTAAGCAGGGCACCAGTGCCAGTTACGGAATCAGAAGCGGAGCTTGCTGTAATTCTCCGAGGCATGGTTTGTCCTTTCTCCTAAGCAATCCACAAGACCGAAGCCCTGTTTGAACTCGCAAAGGTTTTTGTTGTTGATTAGCGCGGATTGCGCCGGAAGAAGGCGAGAGCAAGAACCCCAACCACCCCGCCAGCGACATGCGCTAAGTGGGCTGTGTGTGATCCAGATACGCCTAAGACTTGTTGCAAAAAGCTTGTAAAATCCCCGAGAAAGCTAAAGCCGACTAGAATCACTCCGAAGAGGAAGCCGACTAAGTTTCGTCGCAAAAACGGGTAAACCGCCAAGAGCCCTGAGAGCGCTCCTGAAGCCCCGAGTATTCCAGTCTCTGTTGCAAAGCTCCCAAAGAAGAGTGCTGCACCTGCGCCAGAGAGGAGATAAAGCGCTAGATATTTCAACCGCCCAAGATGCTTCTCACAGGCTGGGCCGACCAAGAGCAGAAGCAACATGTTTCCCATTAGATGCTGGATACTTCCGTGGCTGAACAGGGAAGTCGCTAGGTGCCACGATTTAGAGAAACCCTCGTCCCAAACAAAAGCGGTGTTCCATCCGAGGAAGTAAACGAGAAAACAAACCCCAGTAATTAAGAAAGTAACGTATGGGTAGAACTGGCTAGGCTCTGGTGCAACCCAACTTTTCCACAACGTGCACATGTTCCCAGAGCTTGAGGGTGTTAAAGATCGCATTATCGAGAGCCTCTCCGCTAACCGTACCATCAATGACGGTAACGGGGAGCATAACGGGTCGGGGTGGACATGCGATCCTAACGGGAACCATTCTCGTAGCGCATGCCTCCAAAACAAACAGGGGTAAAAGGAGCAATAATTGATACTTTTTCATGGGTGTAAACAATCAACCCCGTAAGGGTCGTTCGACAGCAAGCAAGAGTCGCGCTTATCGTTTGCCGGATTCTTGTCACGTGATTTGCGAATCTCGTCCTGGCGCTTTTTGGTTTTGACCTGTTCTTTTTGAACCTCTTCTCGGCGCTTCTCGACCTCAACGAAAACTTTACGCTCAACGATGTTGGCGCAGTTTCTTTTGCCCTTGAAATAGCCAACGCCAAAGAGGCTCACAGCTAGTGTGATGAGAAGAAGTGGCTTCCAAAGCTTCTTAAGAACGCCCAAAACAGTAATCCACCCTAAACCGAACATTGTTACACCACCCCCCGCCCGGACAGTTCCGCCCGAAGCTCGTTAATCTCGCTCTGCTGGATCATTTTTTCCGCCTCTAGTTTAGCGACCATGCGAACGAACTCCGTGTTTTGGGCGGTGAGAACGTCCACCCTTGCGTTTAGTATGTTGATTTCATCGCGGAGCTGCTTAGCGTAGGAAAGAATTTGTTGGGCTAGGTCCGTGTCCGAGTCTGCCTGGATCTTCTCGGCCTCCGCCTCGGTTTTCTTTGCAGAAGCTGTGTCTGTGCGCGTAGTTTGCCACTTTGTAATGATAGCGGTGATGCCGCTCGTAACAACGCTTGAGCCTAAAATTGATATAATGAAAGTTGGGCTGTCCATTTACGCCTTCTCGAATAAGGCTTTTTCTGCGACTCGCCGATTATAAAGTCCCTGCACAAACACCCGATTATCATAGACAAACTTAAGGAATTGCCTGGCGGATTCGTGATAAAGCTCGGCGTTCAGAAGCTTGCGAATGGTGGATTTGGTAAAGGCGGTTTCACCAATGTTAAATACCAGAGAGACAAGAGCCGAAAATTGGTTGTCATTGAGGGGGGCTGCGACGAGATTCTTAATTGCATCCTCAGCCCATTTCAAATCCTGCGACAGAAGCTTATCGGCTTCCGCTTGTGTAAGGGTATCGCTGGACTTTACGGCCTTAGTGTGGCCGTAACCAATCGTGAGAACTCCACCGCCGTCTTTGTAGGCCTTGAGCTTGCAACCCTCAAATTTCTTAAGAAGGGCTAGGCCCTCACTGTTTATCTTCATTTCTTAGCACCTAACTTTTGTTGGAAAATTTGACTGATAGCCTTCCGAGAATCCTGATCGTTAAGAATCTTTTCTTGTTCCACTTCAGAGAGGCCCGAGAGGAGTGAGTTTAAAACCGACATGAGCGGGCGCGGGAGGCTCTTAGCTAGGGCGGTAACGCCGGTCCCTCCGGGGAGAGTCTCTAAGGCTTTTGGGATCAGGCTAAGTCCGTAAGTATTTGCAGCAAGAGCGACGCCCATTTGGCGCGGGGGGCGAGGCACACGCGTGTTTACCTTCTCAATTCCCTTTTTAATGCTGCCCAACATATGTCGCTCTTCGTTTACGGTGTCTAACTGGCCCGCCACCTTTGGCCCAACGGCGTTGGAGATGTTTCCCTTTAACTCAGCCGCGAAGTTGCGATTACCCACCCCGGCTGAAAAGTTGTTCGGGTCGAGCCCGTAATCCGCCGCTTGTTGGTAGGATCTTTTGAGAAAGTGCGCGTCGTCCGGGGTCATGAAGCCGTTCCTCTTAGCAAAGTTGCTAATGTCGTACAGCCGTGATGCGTCATCTAGGTTGTCGGGGTGGTTAAGAATTGCATCCGCATATTCTCTTATATCACCCGGGTTCATGTTCTTGGGAAGATCCACCCTACCGCGAGCTGCTTTCTTCAACACGACATCAAGCTCGATTTTCGTTTGGGGGAGTCGTTCCAGAACTTTCTTTTTGAGAGACTCAATTGACTTAGTAAACCCAAACTTATTGCTGATGTATTCGCCAGCGTCCTTAGTTGCTAAATTCGTGGACACTAGGCTGTTGGAATACTTCTCAACACCGCCGAGAGCGCCGGAAACCACGCCACCCATGGCGCCGCCCATGAGGGTATTTTTAATTAACTCCTCTTTAGTAGCATCTGGGTTAAGCCCAGCGGTCATCGCTGCCGACTGCCTTCCGCCCTCTAAAATCCCCATTCCCGTTTTACCCGCCCAGCTTGTCCCCTTACCAAACTTTCCCGGGGCAAAGAGCGTGGCAAGAACGGAGCCTATCTGTGCGGAGCCCGGGTTGTCGGCGTAAGCCCGCGCTTGCTTTTCTTGGAGACGTTTTAGATTGGCGTCATAGGCTCCAGAGAGGCCTTGATCGGGTGCAACAACGGAATTGACCGTCTTCTGAAGCCCCAGCTTTTGTAAAATTGCATTTACGGCCGCGACACCCTTTACGCCCTGGCCATAGGTGCCGGTTTGCCCGTAACCAACGGCGGCTGTTGGTAAATCAAGCGGCGGAGGTGCGGGGTTAGCCCCAACAGTTGGCTCAACGGCGGTTTCCGGCGTAGGCTCTGGGCCTGTCGGCTGAGTAAAGTGGTTTGTAATTGCTTGATCTAGGCCCGACGGTGTGGAGCCCTTGCTCTTTTCGTGGTTGGCTAAAACGGCGGGAATCCACTTGGGCGCGTCGGTAGGATCTGGGTAAATGGAGAGCGCTTTGTTAAGATCCCCCCCGTTAGCATCCAGACCCTTTTTGAGGAGAGCCACCCCTGCAAGCACGTTCTCGTCGGGGTCATCTCGATTGTAGCCCAGACCCCGGCCCGTGTTCTGCGTTACCTGCATGGTCCCCTTAACGTTAGTTCGGGATACGGCGTTACGATTAAATCCCGACTCTTGCTGTGCAACCGCTGCGGCTAAATGGGGGTCAACACCACCAGCTAACGCGGCGGTGCGTACTCGAAACTCTTCAAGCTGGCGATCCGGGTCGGTGGTGAAAACAGGCTTCAGCTCCGGTGCCGAGTAGGCCTCCGGGAGAGTCGTGGGAAGACCCTTGTTGCCGATGGTGCTGGCGGGGGCTTGCGGAGCTGCCTTAGCTGGAGCCTCTTGGGGGGTGGGTGAAGCCGTACCGTATTTTTTATCTAGAAGGTCTTGGAGAGTTGCCATTTGGTTTTTTCGGTAGGATGAATCCGTCTAGGCCTAGCTCGGCCATAGCCGCTTGAACTTCAGGAACCTCAAATATTTTTTGGCCGTGCTTCTGAAGCGCGCCGCGGAAGTCTCTAAACTTAGCTAATTTTTCGGGGGGGATGTAACTGCTAACGTCACGGCCGCCCTTTTGCAGTGAGTCCATGCTGGCGTAATTGGCAAACTGAGTGCGGGCTATAACGTTTCTTTTTAATACGGGAAAAAATTTTGGGTCTTCAAGGTACTCCGGCATTGTGCCCAGCGTCAGCGAAGCCTCAAGCTGGGTAAGCGCTTTACCGCCCCGGCTAGTGGCAATCTGCCCCTTGATGTCCAAAAGCTGTTTCTTAGCCGCTGCAAATCCCGGATCGACCTTGGAAATAACCGCCGGACCTATAACTGGTACTTTGTCGAGGAGCGCAAGGGCTTGGGCGTTCTTTGGCACTATGTCGGAGATGGTCTGTAACAAACCCAGGACGGATTCCTGCTTCCCTAAGTCGTCAATCTCTCCTGGCTTAAGATGAGACGCCATTTCCGCTTTCTGCGCCGATTGGCGGTTGCCCGCTAACTCATCCGCAAATTGTGCCTTTTCGTTACTGGCGGCTATGTCCCTGGCGGTTTTCTGCTGGGGAGTTTCCATGGTGGTTAGCTGCTGGCCCAGCATCATGGTTCTAAGGTCTTCCATTGCAGAGTTGCCCTGGAGCTTTTGCTTAAGCGCGTACTCGGCTAAATCTTCACGGCCTCCCGTGGCCAGTCTCCGAATAAAATCAGGGCTCGAAAAATCTGAGTTGGCTGTGATTGGACCGCTCATCATGGAGGCAATGGATTCTTGCGCGGTTGGTGCTGCCCCGGAGGGCTGGGGTGGTTGCTGGCCTATGGCCTGTGTAACGGGCTCCCCGCTCGGGGTTTCGCCCATAGCCCCGGAACCACGCCCCAAAATTCCTCCGTTCTGGGCGAGACTCATGGCTCCTTGAATAAGTGGAGCCGCTTCCGGGATCTCGGTCCCCACCCCATTAAGGATGTCCATAAGGGACTTGTCTTGGCGCTTCTTAGCTAGGTGGCCACCTAGCATTTGAAGGGGCTCACCCAAGTTGGTGTCCCCGTCTAAACCAAACAAGAGCTTGCCGCCAAGGTTGAGGCCAGAGCCTAAAATATTCAGAACATTCTCAAGATTCTTAGCCATTACTTAGCCAAAACGCCTTTCCTATCCTTCGAATCAACGTTCGTTATACCGCTTCCAGACTCCAATGAAGTCTTCCCAGCGCCAGCCTTTTGCAAGTCCGCTAAAATTCCTGCGAACTGCGCCGTTGAATTAAGCCGGTTGGAATTCGCCTGATTCATAGCGTTGGCCTGGTTCAGGCGTAACTCGTTTTGCCCTTGGAGAATTCCGCTGCGTGCTACGTCGAAGTCTCGCTGAGTTTTTGCAATTTCGGGAATTAGCGCGTTGGATGCGCCAATTGACGCCCTATTATTACCGCCTTGTAGGGAGGCTAAGAGCGCTGTGTTGTCGCCAGTCCCCTTTATTGAAAGTACGTCGGAGAGGCTTCTGTTAAGGGCGCCAGTACGGTTATTAATGTCTTGGAATCCCGCTGATTTCATCCCCTCGACAATTGGGTCCAGAGTATTGGAGAAAGGTTGCTCGAACTTTAGCCCAGCGCTTCGCGGAGCAGTCTTATTGAACGTAGTATTATATTTGTTAAGAGCGCCAAAAAACTGCCCCTGGGTTTCGGGTAACCCAGTAACCTTCTCTGTGGTGTTGCGATCAAAGGTTGCGTTAGTGTTTTGATTGCTACTTTTATTTCCGCTCATTGCGTGCCGCTCCGATAAAATTATCTTTTTCTACTTAAAGAGTTGAAAAAATCAAAAGGGTTAAGGCCCATTTGCGGGTTGTACCCTGGTTGGTCCGGGGGATTCAGGGCCGACAGAACGTTGGATCCCATGTTTGCAATGCCTTGGGGGCTATCCAAGCCTAAGCCGCCCTTGAGCCCGCTTAGAACGTTTGACAACTTACCCGCCTGCCGAGTGGCGCTAGAAAGGGCCTGGCTACCAATGTCCCCAGCAATATTGCTGCCTAAATGCCCAGCGAAACTTCCAAGCGTCGGGGCGGCTGAACCAATAGCCTGTGCAGCGCCGCCGGCAATGTCTGCACCAAGCTTGCCCGCAAAGTTTCCAAGATTAGGAGCCGCCGATGTCGCGCTAAGGCCGCCGCCGGCAGCTGCGCCACCGCCAATCCCCCCAAGGGCTCCCGTGCCAGCGGCAAGCAGGCTGCCCTTTAGACCGCCACCGGTTATGGCCGAAGAAGCCGCTCCAGCCAAAGCTCCCCCAAGAGGTCCGCCAAAAACACCGCCCGCAATAGGGGCTCCAATTTGAACTGCTTTTTTTATTACGCCCGTCATTTAAGCCGCTAATTTCTGTTTGTAGTGTTTGTTGTAATAGGAGTCGAACATCGCGAAACGAAGTTCGTTAACGTATTTGCCGTCCATATAGGACTCGTCAACCAGTCGGCCTTCGCTCATGAAACCCGCAGCCACCAACGTTTTCTTAAGGCTGGTGTTGCTCTCTAAGATTTCAATGACAGCTTTGTGAAAGCCTAGCTTGTGGAACATGTACTCAAAGAGGACAACGAGAACTTCACAAGGGTTTCTATTTTTTTGAAACTTCTTGTCTATGAGCATCCCGACTTCAAAGGACCTGTTGTGCTTATGGCTGGGGATTACTTGAACGTAGCCCATGGGTTCTTTGCCGGCGGCATCTAAAACAATAAAGGCCTCACCACCTATTAGGGCCGTGTAGTTCTCTAGTTCGTGTTTGCGAAGAAGCTTGGTATGGTGACGAAACATATCCCGGTAAGCATCGTCGTAGTACCAGCGGGCCATGATTTCCCAGTGCTCGGGTCCGTAAGGGATTAGTTGTAGGGTTTTCGATTTTAACATCCGAAGCTATTTCGCCAGCGAGTAAATACACTCATTGTCTTTGTGGAAAACGGTTTTAATAAGGTAACCCATAAAGTTCCTACGGTTGAAACATCTCATAGCTAAGCATGCCTTTTAGTGTTTTAGCGTTGACGTTAGTCCAGGCACTAAAGGCAACGTCTCTATAACAAGCTATCGTTGCGGAGCCGGAGGTGGTTAGCATCAGTCCTGGAGCCCCTAGATTTACCCCGTTATTCACGACTGCTGACCCGGGTGCTGCATATTCTGTACCCACAAAAGCCCTGATTGGGGCAGTTACTGTCAGCGTCGTGGCATTTGAGGTTCCGTTAGTCGGGTGCATTTTTATAGTAACCATTTTCCCCACCTGCGCCCACCTTGCATCCGGTGTTGCTGGATCGGACGAGAAGCCGGTGAAAGCTATAGACCATGGTTGCCACTTTCCATCAGCTGACTTCAAGCCGGGGCGATAGGCAGTAATCGCCCATTCATTTGTGGCATCCATGAAGCTGGCCTCAACGTGCCCGACATCCATCACTGGGGAATTGTCGGTGGAGACGTCGGAATTAACTAAAATTTCTTCCGGGAGGTCAATGGTGGTGGCGGTTGTGCTGTCTTGTGTGTTGCGGATATACTCAAACCCGCCGCAATACCCGACGCCCCATTTTAGGGTGCCCCCATCGTCGATGGCGTAGATTCTTAACAGTGAGGCAGTTGTGCTGCCCTTGGCATTTAACCCCCAATGCGCTCCGGTAAGATCAATAGTGACGTCGGCGGTGACAGTAAAGGTCCTGAAAGTCCCAGCCGTCGACGACTGAATGCGCACATAACCTTTATTGTTTGTTGTGCTTAGAGCCGCTCCGTTGGCGCTAGTAATTTTTAAAATGCTCGAATCCGCGCCTTGCGCGAAGCCAATGTTATAAAAACCCAACGCCTCAAGCTCAATGGCGGCTAGGGTGAAGTCCGATCCTGGGTCCGGGACTGTTGCAGTGCGGCTTGTGCTGGTGTTGGCATTCTGGAAGGCGGCGGACCCGGAACCAGCGCCCTTTACTCGGAAACTACCACCAACAAAGCTAACCACCCCTAGGAAGTCAAAGGCCCCAGTCATGTTGATGTTGGCTTGGTCAATCGAGGTGGTGTTCAGCCAGTCGCGAATAGCCTGGTCATTGGCGCGAACGTCCGTACCGCGAGCTATTTCCCCGTCGTTAAACTCCATATCTTTTGGTAAAACTAATGTTGCCATTCACAAATCCTTAAGGTTGATAGGCCTCGTAAGTGTAGGTGACTTAAAAAAACTCCAAAATCACATATTGATCCGCCGAAATTTCCCTAAAAAGCCCCAACCTCTGACCAGACCATGTTTATCGTTATGACGCCGGTGCCTGCGGCAGGCCAAACAGTACGATTGCGAAATACTAACCCCTCGTTTTGAGCAAGAACTAATGGGTATTCCCCGTTGGCAAGATCTGCTTTGTATTCTAAATTAGGGGAGTTAACATTCTGCTCTTCTGTCGCAGCCGCTGGATTTACCCGCTGCGTGTCACCAAGACTTTGTGCGATGGAAGTAGAATCAACTGAGGTTATTGATGTTAGCACCCCGGTAGTGGCAATCCGCATCAACCCAGCCGTGTCTAAAAGACTAGTACCCATAGTTGTCCGCATTTTTGTTTTCACCAAAGCGCCAAGATCCGTGCCGCCACCGCCGGCAGAAACAGCCGTTACCTTGAGTAGATCAAACCCGAAATCAGTCAGTGTTCCCGCTGTAAAGAGGGTAAGCGGTTGGAACTGCGCGGTGAATTTGTGTAAAACAAAAAAGCGTGTAGCATCCGTCCATCTTACATAAAACAATTGTCCGGAGGCGGCGAGAGCGGCGGCGATCGTACCTGTGGTGGCCGCAATTCGATAACTACCATTAGCCGTCGAGGGGCCAATGGGTGTGGGACGTACGTGCATCCCCGCAAAAGCCTCTTGCCCGACTCCCGCGATTGTTCCGCCTGTGCTTTCAATTACTGCCATAAAAACCCCGTTATGCTGCTACTGAATAGGAAAATTTAACGTTGCCTCGGACTTTGCCAATTCGAACTTGCGAATATTCTGATGGCCATCGTAGGTTAGCTAACCTATCAAAGGTTGCTCCTGCATTGATTTTGGTCTCGTTGTTTTTAAGTCGTTCCCCAATCATTGGAGGGGTCTGCCAGTAAACCGTTGCGGTACCGGCTGCTGGTTCTACAGCAATTACTTGAACGGGTTGCATAGAAGCTTCGTCTGCGCGCGTACCCTTGCCTGTGTAGGGACCGGGTGCTTGCCAGCAAAGAACCTTGCTGGTGCTTGAGATCGCTGCGTCGGTGATTGTAAACTTGCCTTGAAAGACAGGGGTGGACCCCAGGTTAGCTTCTATCGTGGTGGCGGAGAAACTCCCACCGCCAATCACGTCAACCCATACACCGCCTTGAACAGCACGGAGCTTTCCAGTTGTCGTGTCATAGCGAAGATAGCCATCAACAGCAGCCGGAGCTTGGGCAGTCGTGCCTTTGGAAATCAAGACTGCGTCGGTTCCTTGTGACTCAAGGGAAACCGTCGGCGCGGCGAGAGTGCCATTGCCCTTAACGGATAGACCAGTAGACCTGAGCCGCATGCTTTCCGATGCTGCTGTCGTTCCTATCGGGGTAACGGCAAAGCGCATTTCCGTGCCTTGAGCCCCAACACCCCAGGCCTCGCTCGCTCTTACCGCGATCCAAGCGGCATCTTGATAAGAAGAATTATACCCACGAAAGAGCAAGAACCCCAGTGGGTCTAGATTTGAAATTACGGATTCAGCACCAATGGTGCCTCGGGCCTTTTGAAAAATTATGTTGGGATTGTTTGCACTAGTCGCGACAACTTCCGCCGTAAAGCCATCCGCGTTATTAACACTTTTAGAATGAAATTTATTTAGCGGGACTAGAGTCCCAGCTCCGATTCGGTCGTTTAACTCATCGTAAGCAGAGAGTGTGCCTAACCTAATGAGGTTCTTAGTGGCATGAGCTGTGGAACTAAGATTTAGATTCTCTCCCGAAGCCGCACCGCCGTTTAAAGTCTGCCCACCAGCTCTCCCGGTGAGAAGCGCATATTGCGTGTGATCATCGTCAGCCAAACCGCCAATCGACCCGTGATCTAAATTTGCTTGGGTTACGTCAAAGGTCGGGTTTCCAGAAATCCCGTCTCCGTTGGTAATTGAAATCTTTGTTGAGCCCGCCGTCAAGACTCGACTAAGTACAACCCCGGTTGCCGTAGTAGCAACCATTAGCCCCGAGGTAAGCAACGAAAGAGCTTGCTCTGCGCTCAATCCCGCATCCGGCGTTTTCGTTATATAGGTTGCCGTTGAAGGTGCTCCACCCCCTGATGGGATATTGACCGTTGTCACCGCGCCGCTGTCCGAAGCGGTAACTCCAGCGCCTGTAAAGTTTAACGTGCTGCGTTGAGTTAGCGGCGTTCCCTCGTCTTGAACCGTGGAATACCCACTACCCCCACTACCCCCGGAAGAGGCGATGGACACGCTTCCGCTGCTCTCTGTAATTGTAATGTTGGCCCCGGCGGTAAGAAACGCCGGAACATACTTGCCCCCCGTGACTCCAATTAGAACCTGGCCAGGAAGTGGGTCTGGGCCAAAGTTTCCGTTAAGAAAGTACCGTAACCCAATGATGTTCTTTTCCATCAAAGGATCTCGGAGTGGTGTATCTAGGGCAATTCTCATTATCGGTGGAGGGGGGTTTCCTGAGCAACGCGTATGATGTTGTAAATTGAATAGGGTTCGTTTAAGTTTGTGTTTTGCCACCCGTACCGGGCGTAGTAGGCCTTGAGATGGGGGAAAAATCCGACTGGCTTAATTTGCTGGGCTGGCCAGCTAAAGCCTACCCAGTCGGGTACGGACCATTGTTGCGCGCCTAGGGGCTGAAGCGTTGAGGTTGCTGTCTTAACAATTATTGCAACCCTGTCTCTCTCGAAAATATGAGTAATGGTGGAGGTTGTGCTCGGCCCAGAGACAAAGATAAAATAGCTGTGGTACAGGCTTTTGGTTGAGGGATCGCCAACATCATCCCATGGCAGGCGGCAATCATAATAAATCGCCAAACCATCGTCGTTAGTGCCGCTGTCAAGCAAATATACGGTTCCAACAGCGGCGCTGGACCCAAAGCAATAAATCCTTAAACCGTTAGAGGTAGCCGAAAATATTGTCCCGGCCTGAATCCCTGGGTGCGTCGTCGTGTTTAGCCCGGGGGAATAATAAGAAAAGGCTAGGTTGGGGAAGTTGCGGTAATGAGCAACAAGCTGAAAATCTGGCTCTGCTTGCCCCGCTCGGCAAACAGAAAACACAAGCTGCTGGGCGCTGATTTTGTTGATGGCGCTAAACTTCCACTTTTGCGCGAAGTTTATGGTTGTGTAGGTCCCGAGAACGCGTTTGCCAAAACGGTAAATCTGGCTTCCGTCTGTCCCGTAAAGATCGTCAGTCCCCATCCAAACGGCAAATGTATCCAAACTAATAAGCGTGTGGTGCGAGAGCGACGTAATGTCAGGGGATATTTCTACGTAGACATATTTTTGTGAGCCTGTGGCTTCGGCTGAGCCGGTGGTGATCCCAATAGGGATTAGCTTTCCGACCGATCGCTGCTTTAGAACTAAGACTATTCCGTTAACCGTCCCCAACCCAATAATTTTATCGCCATCATTTAGGTTGCAATCAGCAAAATCAGCGGCTTGAAAGCTCTCCGGACTCGGCCCGAACTGACCAATTTTAGAGTACTGAACCCGGTTCGGGTTCGCCGTAAATCCCGCCACAAAAAGGCGGTTATCTTGCGAAACAACGTATTTTGCTGTGCCCGGCAATCGGCTGTTGTCGGGTTCGGCGGCGGTTACTAGGGCAGAGTCGGCAACCGTAGAGTCGTAAGTGGTAGAAGAAATGGCTGTCGTGCCGTCCAAAAACAATGCTGATCCGCCGTTAACCGATCTGTAAACTCTGATTGTGTTTGCGGTGGTCGCAGATCCGGCGGCGATGTTAATCCTTATGCCATCAAGGATTGATGTGGCTCCGGCGGTCAACGTAGCCGAAGAGGCAGATAGGCTGGACTCGGCGCCAGTTACCGAGTTGTAGTAACTATAGGCATAAATGTAAGAACCAATAATTACCAAATTACCGTTGATTGTGGTGTTTAGCGTCGGGGCGCTGGCTGGGGTGGTAATGCCTATCTGCCTAGTTGTGGTGCCGTCGTAGATAAAATCGTCGGTCCCGTTGAAAACAAAAGCCAAAGTCCTGAACTGAACTATCGACGGCTTCACGCTATCAGCCAAGCTTGACTTGATCGTGGTAGGCACGCCAACGCCAGCCATTTTCGCCAGTATCCCCGAGGTCCCCGTTGGGGTGGACGCCTCTCCGTAAACTAAACTTTCAAAAACGCCAGAGCTAACCGTGTATTCAAAACCATGGCGTACTCTGCGAGTTGACCAAGCGGAAGTATTAATCTTGGTATACCCGGCCCTTGTTTTAACCAGGGCGCCGGTGGTGAAGTCGGCGTTTAAGCCAACCGAAAGTGTATTCTCGGTATTGCGCGAACCCACTGGGGATGTATCATCCACCCCGTTTGCGAACGTTGGAAACTTTTTGGTAAACTCACCGCGAATCGGCATGGGGATTTAGTTTTCGGAAAAGTAAACGTTTCTAAGATAATCGTCGTAGGTAAGGCTCGTTGGGGATAACTCTTCTTCCCAAAACTTGAAGCGTGCACCGGATTCTAGGTGCCGCATATCGGCCTCGATTGCCTTTGGCAAAAGGATGCTCTCTAGTTCCTGGAGAATCGTCGGGCGGCGGGAATCGTCTGAGTAAAGCATGGCCTCGGCTAGCACCATCTTCTCAAACAAAAATTGGACATAGTCCGGAAGGCCACACTGAGTTTCTAAGTCGTTAGCATCCGCCGTCGGCAGTGTGGGTTTGCTTAAATACAAAAACTTAATGACGTAGGCACCGTCAGGGTTAGGGGTAAGAAATATTGTCTTTGCCCCCCAGGATGCGTACTGGGCCGGTTTGCCGGTGCTATCCTCTTTGGGGTAAACTTTTCGCACTGCGCGAAGATCAACTTTGCGGAGCCTGAGGCCGTTAGTTTTATCATAAACGACATCAAGGTCCTCGGTGGACCGAAGGTCGGGGGTTCCAGAACTTAAATTGTAGGATTCCGTTCCGAGAACTGTGGTAAAGGTGCCGGTCTTGTGTTTGAACGCCCAATCGTGGCGATCCCATAACGAAAACAACATATGGTCTAACCCACCAGCGACAGTGGTGCGAAAGTCCGAGCTGTCATCGCCGATAATCTTGGCGCATCGATCTAAAAGTTGTCCGCGAGTCATTGCCATTATCGATAGCTAACCGTAATATCCCCGGCGGTTCCCGTGGCGGTGACAATAAAAAGTCCAATGTTAAAAACAACATCGTAGAGAATCGATGCCCTGGCGGTCGTGTCTACAGCCGCAATCACGGTTCCAGCAGCAGAGAGGCCGTCGTAAACGGTACAAACATTTGCCGATGCTCCAACCTTGTTAACGGAAATCGTGTGTAATGCCCCCTGCCCCACCTTAACGGCGGTACTAGCGTTTGTTGCAATGCGGGCGTAATCAAATTGTTCTCTCGGAAGTACACTCTGTCGACTCATGTTAAATTCCTATGGCTAAGTAGCGGCGAATCCAGGCGTTGTCTGGTTTGTCGGGCTCTAATGTAACCCCGAATATTTTTTCGGCTTTGGTTTTGGAAATGTGGCCAAACTTGACCAGTTTCGATAAAATAAATCTGTAGCCCCGCGAGAGGATTCGATCCTCGATCGCCTTGGGATTTTCTTTTCGAACTTTGGAGACAAAATCAAAATCTAAGAATTTGCCTTTGTCGTTGTCCGGCAATCCACGGTATCCGTGTTGTCTTAAAGTCTTAGTGTCCACCCCGAAGGTCGAGTGCTCATGGACTTCGCGATGCGGGACGCCGAAAATATACTTTGCCCCCAGGTACAACCCAGCCATTGGGAAATCCTTGTGGTAGGGGGCAATCTCATGGTTGCAATCAACCCAAAGTCTTGGGTTCAAGCGTTTAAGTTTGTGGTGGAAGTCGCAGAAGAGCATAAACAAGAAAGGGGACGGGGATTTCTCCCCGTCCCGTATAATTAATCAACCCCCTGTCGCCCCGCCCCTTATTTGCACGGCCAGGTCTGGACTTGCACCATTGTGGCCGGTAAAGGAACCTCCAACATACTTAACGCCAAATTGGAGCTTGTAGCCAGCCGAACCAACTTGATCGAGCGGATCAGCAACGCCGGACGAACCGACTTGCTTAACGATCAGCTTCATGTGGTTTTTGTCGAGCGTGGTCACAACGAAAGCATCCTTAGCGAGCATAAAGGAGCGATAGACGTTAACCGGAGTAGCGTTTGCGACGGCGCTAATGCTGGTAGTTTCCATGACGCGAGCGCCGTAGGCCTTTCCAACTTCGCCTTTCAGAGGACCGTCCGCTAAACCAGCAACATACTTGTTCAACTCAATGAAGCCGCCAGCCGAGGTGTCCGACATAATGTCGATAGTGTTGTATGGGTGAACCACCCAGACATACATATCATCATCGAACATTGGGGCGTCGCCACCCTTCAGCACACGAACGGCTTTAAGGGCATCGGTAGCGCTAAAGACTTCGGTTGCGGCGATATCGTTGTCCGCGGTGTTACCAGCGCCAACATATTGAATGTTGGTAGTCGCTGAAGCGAGTAGTTCGTTTCGAATGACTTCGTCGGTTGAGACACCGGCGGTGTAGCCGAGTTCTTCCGAGACGTCTTCCAAAACGGGGTCAATCGAGGTGGTGATAACCCAATCGGAGAGCGGGATATGTTGGCCGTATTGCTTCAGCACCACGGTATACTTGTTAGTATCAATCGTGCTAGCGCCGGGGGCCACGCCTTGCGTAAGTTCGTTCACGCTAGACGACACATGGCCAAACTTCAGAACGTAACTATCGGTTCCGAAGCCCTTGGGGTGGGTTTTCTTTTTGCCAAGATCCCAGAAGCGGAGCTTCTTACGGGCGTTGGCAAGCATCAGCTTGTGGTAATAGCTGTATTGATTTGCGGGGAGAGTTAGTGTAGTTTCCATTTATTAAGTCAGAGAGTGGGAAAAGCCTCTTGATTATTTTTTCTTCAAAAGTTCTTTTCTCATGTCCTCTAAACTGAGTTCATCGAAGTTGCGTGTTTGATGACCCTTCGACGCAGACTGGCCTTCGACTTGTGCTTTGGTCTTCTTCAGAGCAGCAGACTTTCCCTTAGCTTTCCCACGATTCTCGGCTTCAGACATTCTCTGTTGTGCCTTGACTCCCTGAGCTGCGTAAAAGAGCAGGTGCAGGGTTCTTGGGTCGTTTTTAAGCTCGGTGTTTTCAATAACCTCTTCGAAGTTCTCGGCTATGTTTGCCATGATTGGCTCAAGCTCCAAAAACTCCTTGTTGGTTTTTAGTCGTTCATACTCAGATTCAAACCGGACACGCCGGGCCTCGTTGTGCGCCTTTTGCACCTCAGGACGAACAACGTCCTGAATTGCTTTAATAGGGTCACGTTGGAGACTCGCGGCAAATTGCTCCAAGCTGGGTTGTTCGGGCTCTTTGTGAGTTGTCCGATCTCTGCGCAGCCTGCTTAGCTCACTCTGGCTTTTGCCATATGCTGACTCAAGATGAGAGTAACTTTGCCGCATATCCTCGACAGTTTTAAACCTGCCTGGGACGTACCACTGACCATCAGTGGATTCTTCGTCCGCACCAGCGGACGCTTCAGAAGTTCCGTCGTTTTCGTCCGACGCTTCGGTGTTCTCTGACTCCTGAACATCTTCAGAGGTTCCCTCTTCCGCAGGAGAGGCCTCGAATTCAGTTTGGTCTTCCATTTTATCTTCCTTATACTAGCCCTCGGGTAGAGCGAGACTAGGCTCGTTACTCTAGCCCGTAGGATTTTCTTTCGTTGTCATCGTTATCGATTTCGTAAATTTGTTTTTCTACCAGACCAGCCTCAGCACATTTTTGATCGACAAAATCCAGCATAGACTTAAATGCTCTGTGGCGTTCTTGGAGCCTCACCACCTGTCCCGAATCCGTTTCAAGCATTAGGGCTGCCTGAATTGTTGCGAGGACGGCGTTAAAATGCTCGGAGACGGTTTGAAACCCGGGGCTTTTACGCATGGTTTCCACTTCGCGAAGTTTTTCCAATGTTTCTTGTAACTGCGTTCTGTCCATTAACCCTCCGGCAGCATTCCAGGTTCTTGGGTGGGGGGCTGTTGCTCAACGGGGTTACCGCCCTCGTCAACGGGGATGACCTGAATGGGCTGGCCCTGCTCGTCAATCATTTGCCCAGTAGGTAGTTGCAAAACCGTTTTCTGCTCTTCGTTGACATACTCTTCGGGATGCGAAAACCCGGAAATCTTGTAGACTTCCTTGAGGAGTTTAGTGAGCCGGCTAGTCCCGGGCTTCACTTTTTCAATTTGTGCAACGGTCTGGAGAAGGTAACTCATGTTGTCGCGCCGTTCACCAACGGACAACTTTTGGGGATTGCTGGTGGGCTTGAAGTCAACTTCAGTCAGAAAAGCGTCGGGGCCAATGTGGGAGTAGGGGCTCTCTTCGTCATAGGTACGGTAGAAGGTTTCTTCGGTAAGAAGATCCTTGTTGTACCAATTTAGCATCATGGCCAGGGGCTTGAAAAAAGTCTCTTCTTGCAATCTAGCTTTAGTGAGCAGCCGAAGATTGGCTTTAGCCCCGAGGAAGTTAACCCCAGTCGCTGTACTGCCAAAGGCAGCGCCTACGCTCGATACATCTTGCCGAGGATTAATAATCTCGGTGGTGTTTTGAATGTCAAAATCAATCCGTGCTAATTCTTGGACACTCGAAGGAGTAACGCCCCCCATATCCAGGCGTTTAATGCCTGCGTTGTCATTAGTAAGTACAACATGGTTGGGTGCGGTGTAGAGCTCTCGAAGATTAACACCAGCTTGGCGCTCAACAAGCCAAGGAGAGTTAAGGCTAATGTTGGCAACATCTAGGCGGGCATTTCTTAGCGCAGTGGATTCTTCAACCAATCCTTTAATGTGGTGCAATTCCCCATAGCCATAAGGCTCCCCCTCAATGGGGTAATCATTCGACATGACGAAGGGCTTGAACTTAAACTTTAGGGGGTTCTTCCCCATCCGCAGAACTGTTGGACCGTCTTCCAATAGTGCGATGACAATGAGGCAGGGTTTCGAGAATTCACCCTTGGCTAAACGAAAGTTCCCCCACCATTCTAAAACCTCAATTTTCCCACCAAACTTAGAGGCTCCCTTGGAGTTCTTCTGCTCTAAATAATCTTGATAGGCCTGCTCCCGTACTTGCCCGGCGTTCTGTGTCTCTTCCTTCTCGTCCTCGTAATCGCTATCCAAAAGCTCTTCAATCTTATCTCGGTTAAGCTCATAGTTAGGATTATTAAGTATTTCTTCCGGGGTGCGGTACAGCCTATGAATAACCCAATCCATTCTTTGGACGTCACTGCTCACGGCGGATCTGGGGACTAAGAAATCGAAGATCGGGAGGTTGTAAAAGCGGGGGCCGTCGTGCTTAACCAAATCCTCGATCTGGGTATCCACCCTGGTGCTCGTCTGTATCTCGCCGGTCATTAAATCAATAACTGGCTGGCCATCGGCCCCCAGAACGGGCTCAACCACTTCTGTCTCGTTCTCAATCTCGATGACTTCCGTTTCCCAGGGGGCCTTCATGACCGAGGTCCCGTACTTGCCTAGGTTTCTTAAATACTGAATATAGGCTGGTGCAAAACCGCCAGTATCCAGCTGGTATTGGGTGAAGTTTGAGATTTGCTCGGCTACGGCGGAGTCGCCCTGGCTGCGGCCCTCGTAACTTATGTAGGGGGCTTCGCCGATCATAGTTTCGGTAAGCTGCGAAACAAAGGGCTCGATCTGTTGGAACGCCAACGGAAGCTCTAGGTTAGCTCTCCCGTAGGGGACGTTCGACTTGGCTGCGCCTTTGATGTAAAGACGATCAAAGTAATTGAATTGCCGAAACTTCTCTTCGTAATAATCTAAAGATTCTTTGCGACAGCGCTCAACCAGACAACAGGCTCGCTCCTCCTTCGACGTCTGGTCTTCGGTGGAGCGCTCGCCCTTAGCGGGACCAGACTCGGTTTTGTCTTCGTAGTTAGGGGGCGTCATTAGAAGGGGGAACACGGAAAGCCCGTCATGGAGTCGTACTCAACACGCGGGCGATGGGTTTCTTCAGTTTGTGAAATTGATTCCCGGAGCTGCCGGGCTTGCTCCCAAGCGAGTGCTAGGGCCATGACTCGATCATCTTTAGCCGAACCTTTGGCCGCAACCCTGCCCGACTTTTCGTCTCGGACGAAGGTGCTAAGCTCTTGGATCGTTGCTTTGTCGTAGATGATGATCTCTCCGTCTCTTAGGGCTGCTTTCAAATTTTCAATTAACCTGGGCTTGGTGCTGACGGTCGTTTTGAATCCTATTTTCTTCGTTCGTTTTTGGGTATATTCGTCGAAGACAATCCTCTTGTAGAGGTTGGGATAGGCGAGGCCGCCGACAGCACCTCCCAGAAGTGCAATGACCCCCTGTCCGTTGTTGTTAAACTCTGGAATCAGGTGGGCTTTGTTGTAAAACATTCCGAGCTTGTAAAGCTCAGCCGCGTAATTATCGGTGTCGATGAAGTTCGACCAGTAGCTTGCGGCAAGCAGACCCGTCTTGATATTCACCACCTGGGCAACAGACGCATCCCGCCCTACTCCCTCGGCTACGTCCGCTCCGATCACGTAGGTTGCCATTTGCTTAGGCATTTCGTAAATGCGAAGACCGCACCAATCCTTAAGGTTTTTAACCTCTTCTGATTGAAATTTGATTTTTCGCATTTTAACCTTGCGCGGCGCTGAGTTACCTCATCCTTGACCTCAACTAGTATTAGGGGTCTATCCGCTGGCACGGGTGGGTTGGTCGGAGCAGCGGGCCGCTAAGTCACAGATTCAAGCCTGCCTACAAATGCAGGGGGGCGTTCATTACGCCACAGCGCGGCAAGAACCGCCGCTGGAAAAACTGAGGAGGCACCAGAGAGCCAACAATTTCTAGGGTCCTCAGGGTACTTCCTGGAAAACTCTCCCTCATCTCCGCCAGACTCGGCTATCTTGAGCCGACGCCAAATAACGTGTTCTCTCGAAAGATCGTGAGAGCTTGCAAGGATTTGCTCCTTGTCGGAATATACAAACTCTTTAGTGGTCTTGAGAAACGGAATGTCTTGGGGCTCGGGGTACTGATACCACCATTCAAAGAAGTGGCCCTTGAAGGTGCACATGTCTCCGCGCTCCCAAATATCCCAAAGCTCGTAGAAGAGACCCGTTGCAGTATCGGGCGTCGTCTCCATGATTGCCCAGCCAGAAAGGGGGACGGCCTCTAGCGATTCACTAATTCTATCGTCTGGAACGAAGGCTGCTTCGGCAATGTGAAGAAAATCAAGGGTAAGGCCTTTGCATTCAGTGCAAACAGTAAGGCTAGAATTATTCTCTTTAATCTGTAACTCGTTAACGTTGTCGACTTTTTTCGACACCGGATAGAACATTCCCCAATCTTCCTGGAATGCTTTAAACGCTGTCGTCGTAATCCTAAAATACTTCTTAACGAGTTCCTTAACGTGCGCCATGATGGCGGTGTGGACGCCTGGAGTCCAGAGACATAGGTCCAGTGCGATAAGACAGGAGAAAGTCGTTACACCGCCTTGTCTCATCTTCAGCACCAAATCTCGATTGGTGTGATTCTTCCAAAACTCCGCCTGCATCTTGTTCGGTGTAAAGAACACCAAGCGGCTCTTCTCACCAGGTACCGCCCTCTTGGGGCGGATGCGATACATATTTTGCAAACGCTCCCAAGGTCCGAGTCTTTGACACTCTACGTAAAAGAAAGCCCTGATGTCTTCAATGGAGCTTTTTTTGGACTTTGCTTCGCAAGCGTCCAGAAGCGTTTGAAAGGCTGGGGTATACTCGGACAAGTTAGGCTGCTTTTAGGAATTGGTCGTTTCGGCGGTTGCCAAGAACGATTTTAAATGCTTTTGCTACCCTAAAAAGGGCCTCATTTTTGACAAACAACGAGACTTCTAGCTCAGAACGTTGTTTGATGCTCGCTCCTAGTTTAACAGCCTTCTTGGTGATTAAAGTGGCCTTTTTAGGGGAGGTTGCCGTAATCCAAAGGCCTACACCATTATTGAAGCCATCAAACATATGGCAGCCTTCTAGGCTCTTTAGAGAGGGGGCAATTAGCTCGCGGGCCTCCTTTAGGCCTGTGCGAAGGTTGTATTCCTTGCAAACGCTGCGGAATTCATTGCGATATTCGCGATCTGTTTGTGCGCTGTGAGCGTATGTCACAAATAATCCTTTGAATCGTTGGCGTTGAAAAGAAAAGTCCCGGTAAAGGCTCGGCTCTGCTAGGGGGATAGTGGGAGTGGTCGAGTAGTCTATTGACCAGAGGAGCGCTATTACCGGGGACTATTAATGGGGTGGTGAGGGCGGACGCGAGGACTTTTGCTAAGTGCCCATTTATGTCGCGCCCTTTGTTTAAATTCTTTAGGTAACCCGATTATACCATGGGGGGTACGTCTACGTCAAGGGCCGATTGAAAATAGTTCTGTGTTTGATTTTGGCTTGCTTGATTCTTCTGCTGCTTCAAAGGGGGAGAGATAAAGCGATAGAAAAGAAGAGGGGGATTCTTACGCTTAAGCGATCCGCTTAAGAGCTCGAAGCTTAAGTTAACTACCGCTTAAGAGCTCGAAGCTTAAGTTAACAAAAACTTAAGTTCACCACCCCTGCTAGCTGTCGTTAGGTTAGCAGGGGGCTTCTCTCGTTCGCTGTTTCAAGATATCGAGAAGCGGATCGCTTAAGCTCTTACACTTAAGTTAACTTAATATAGATACAGTATATCACACGAAAGGTCAAAAGTCAAGTGTTTGGACGAACTATTTTTCATCAATGGGGTAACCTCTTAGAATTGTTGGAGATAAAAATGCAAAAATAATTCAGCTGAGAGGGCAAAAACAGGTAAAAATAAAATGAATGGTGATTCATTTTGATAGGGATAAAATATTAAGTGGTGTAATTACAGCAACTTGAATGTATGGTCATTTTGTCTTTTAACACTTATGTGTATGAGATTATTATGGATCTCAGACGTCATTTTTGAAACGGACGAAATGGGTTCTAAAACAAAGGGGTCTTTGACGTATAGTTATGCATAATTATGTGCTTGTAAATGGGGGTACCCGGGGGTAGTCGGCGGGTGCGATTACCGCCCCAGCGACCGGGGGTGGGGTACCTGGCGTCCCCTCTCTGTGTATAACTTAAGGGAGTCTCATTGTCTGTTTCGGTGCGCACCCGCACCCGCAGGGAATTCTTAAGTTGCCCCCTGGGGGGGTGTGTTAGTTAGGGACGTCCACCAACGCAAGAAGCCCAGACCCCGCGCAAGCGAGACCTAGGCTAATTGGTGGGATCCCCTACATTAGGGAGCAACAAATGACGCTGGCGGGTTGCTAACCCCCAAGCGACAGACGCATGTACCTAATATCACTAGGTAATCATTGAGCCTTGTTACGCTTCGGTGCCGCCAGATGCAAATGATTATGGGTTGCGCCAGTATTGTCCTTGTACAATTCACCTAGTTTGTACAGATCGCTAGCGCTTTTTCTCGCCCAATCTCTAACTTTGGGGTCGTCATGGCCGCAGTCCTTTAACGCGCTGCGCAACGCCACTTCGAGCAATCCGCTGCGTTGCAGCGCGAGGTTGACAGTTTCTGTCAACAATTGCGTATGCGTCAGAACCTCCGCCATCACAATTGGCTTCGCGAGGTTCTCGCTGCCCATACCTTGAGCAACATTACGATTAACTGGGTTGTAAACCTGCATTGCAGCTTCCGTCGCATTACCAGTTTCGGCGTAAATTTTCGCAAAACGCTGTTGCTTAAGAGTAGGTTTGTCGCCTTTGGGAATAAAATTATCCTTTAAAATTGAGTGTAATCGCACGAACGTGCAACGCTTTAGTTTAGCACACGCTGACGGCCCACGTCAAGTCGCTGCCTAAATATTAGGCAGAGTACACGGACAAACAACGCAATGAGATCAAGCGTTTGCAATTATTTTATGTTGGATGTAACTATTTTTTGTTAGCGCTGCCTATAATGTTGACATGCAAACGCGATTTGGTACAATTTTTTTGGATCCCCAGCACTCCCCAACAGTTTGAGCAGAGATTGAAATGCCCGGTCGGGTAACCTGGCTATAAAACCTTTGTTGCACAATGGCAACTATCATTGGTATGTTGGAGTTTATGCGTCGGAAATCTGCGAAACTTGAGAAGAGTGCCGAGCCAGACCTAATAGGACAGCCGTGGGCTGGCCCTCTCCGCTCTAGGCCCGTAGCGGGTTCCGTTGCAAACGCCGAGGTTGCTAGCCTGGTTGGTAAGGCGGTCGAGTTTTTGAACCTGGCGTCACGCCTTTTGAGGCCCTGATCACCACCTAGCGGTCCCCCCACTTCCGCTAAAGCAATAAAATTTCTCGCATCTTTATACTAATGATTCCGTGTATCTAGCATGATTATGCGATTATTGTCAGTGGTGCTGCAAGATATTATTGACACGACATGAGAAAGTCTGTATATTTCTCTCATGCTGAACGAAACCACAATCCCCCAAATCTTCGACCCGGACAAGACTCCTAATCTCCTAGGCGATTCCGAGCTGGTTCTGCTGGAGAGCGGCGAATGGGTTTCCAGAAGGCTGATGACTCTGCGATGCGCCCTCAGGGTTTATGTCACCCTATCTCAAGGGGTGGTGGAGTTGGATACTTTAATTTTAGTCAGGAGAGTTGCCTAATGCTTAACAAAAGGAATGAAAATATGATTAACACTAAGAACACGTACGTCTGGAAATTTTTACGAGAAGGCGCGAAATCCGAGCCGCGAGGCCCCATGGCATATCGGTGGTCTAAAAAAGATTCTGTCGCTCTCTCTATTTATTCCGCCGAGTTGGTTCTGGCCAACTTTGAAAAGTTGTTTTCCGATGA